AAATCAGTTCCAGGTGGATGTAGAGCCGTGGTTACAAGAGCATTGGGAGGACCAATAGATACGTGTGGGGCAATTATAAGATCTAATCCAAAAGCTGCTGCATTAAAATTAAATAATGAAATAACTGCAACTAAAGGACCATTAAAAGATTTAAAACAAGACTCACAAAAACTTATTCGTTTATTTCGAGGCGAACCTCTTAAGTCACGAACCGCAGAAAGTGTAAAAGCATTAGCTAAAAGATTTAACATATCGGAAGCAGAAGCTGGAAAAAGAATACTTGAAGGTCAATGGTATACACCCACTCCTGAAATGGCTGGAAGATACACAGACAAATTAGGTAAAATGAAATACGTAGATGTAACTCCGGCAGAGTATTTAGCTATGAATAAATATACTCAAAGAATTAATAAGACTAATGATTTAAGTGGAAAGTTAAGATATCCTGTTTCTGAAAGAGAAGCTATTTCAATTGTTCCAAGAAGAAAATTAAAACAATTTGAAGAAACAGGTAGAATGAAAAGTAAAAGAACAATATTTGGTGACGTAGATACACCAATGGGAACTTTAAAATATGATAGTGTAGTAGGAGGATTTATTGATCCAGCGGACCCAACAAAATTAGTAGATCAAGCTCAAATTAAAACCTGGGCTCAAGACAATCCAATGCCAGTTAGAGTTGGAGAAGAACCTTTAAAAGTTGCAACCAATAAAAGCGTTTTAAAAAATGTAGGTAAAACTTTAGCCACGATCGGAGCTCCACTACCCACGGCTCTTTTAGATGGCTACTTTATCAACGAACAAGTAAAAGAAGGCAAAGGCACAGCAGAGATTGCAAGCAATCCATTGAACTGGTTAGGGCTTGCTACTATGTCTACCTTGTCAGATATATCAGGTGTATCTAAACCAGGTAAGCTAAATGCAGCCTTAAGATTAGGATTGAATCCTGGTACGATTAGGGGTATAAGCAGGTTTGCAGGTTTACCGGGACTTGCGGTGAGTACAGCTATGACTGCATATGACCAGTATAAGAAATATCAAAATGAAGAGGGATTCATATATAACCTGTTCAATAAAGAGGAAAAATAATAAATGGCTACAATAGATAAACCACTTCCAAACATAACAGAAACTGTAATTGAAGTTCCAAAACAAGAAGAATTAATTGAGGAAAGAGATGAGATTGTTGAGAAGAAAAATCAAAAAGGTAATGTAGAAGTTACTATGGACGAAGAGGGTGGTGCAGAGATTGCATTTGACCCTAGTGCGATTACTGAAGAAGGTGGCCAAGATCATTTTGAAAACCTAGCAGATTTTTTAGGAGATGAAGTTTTAGAACCATTGGGTGCTAAAATGGTAGACCATTACAATGAGTATAAAGAATCACGTGGTGATTGGGAAGATACTTATAGAAACGGTTTAGATCTTTTAGGATTTAAATATGAGAGAAGAACAGAACCTTTCAGAGGTGCAAGTGGTGTTAACCATCCTGTACTTGCTGAAGCAGTTACACAGTTTCAAGCGCAAGCTTACAAAGAATTATTACCAGCAGATGGTCCGGTTAGAACTCAAATTTTAGGAGCAGTTGATGTTGCTAAAGAAGAGCAATCTAAACGTGTTAAAGATTTTATGAATTATCAAATTATGGATCAAATGAAAGAATATGAACCAGAGTTTGATCAAATGCTTTTTTACCTTCCTCTATCCGGATCTACCTTTAAGAAAGTTTATTATGATGATCTTTTAGGTAGAGCCGTATCAAAGTTTGTACCGGCGGATGATTTAATAGTACCTTATTCTGCAAACAGTTTAGAAGATGCGGAAGCAGTAATTCACGTAATTAAAATTTCTGAAAATGATTTAAGAAAACAACAAGTGGCAGGATTTTATAGAGACATAGAATTAGGTGAACCACCTGTTACTGAAAATCAATTAGAAGATAAAAAATTAGAACTTGAAGGAATTAATAAAGATGGCCAAGAGGATCAATATACTTTGTATGAAGTTCATACTAATTTAGATCTAGAAGGTTATGAAGATATGGGAGAAGATGGTGAGCCTACAGGAATTAAACTTCCATACGTTGTAACTGTATCCCAAGCAGGACAAAAAGTTTTATCGATTAGAAGAAACTATGGTGAACAAGATCCATTAAAGAAAAAAGTAAACTACTTTGTGCAGTTTAAATTTTTACCCGGAACTGGTTTTTATGGTTTTGGTTTAATTCATATGATTGGTGGTTTAACTAGAACTGCAACAGCAGCTTTAAGACAATTATTAGATGCAGGAACTTTAGCAAACTTGCCAGCAGGATTTAAGTCTCGTGGTATTAGAGTTAGAGATGATGCACAACCATTACAACCTGGAGAGTTTAGAGACGTAGATGCACCTGGTGGAAACATCAAAGATCAGTTTATGACTCTACCTTTCAAAGGTCCTGATGCAACTTTGTTGCAATTGATGGGTATTGTAGTTAACGCAGGTCAAAGATTCGCGGCCATTGCTGATATGCAAGTGGGTGATATGAATCAACAGGCTGCAGTTGGAACTACAGTTGCTCTTCTTGAGCGTGGCTCACGTGTGATGTCTGCTATTCACAAAAGAATATATGTCGGACTTAAACAAGAATTTAAATTATTAGCAGAAGTATTTAAAACTTATCTTCCGCCGGTGTATCCATATGATGTACCAGGTGCAACAAGAGAAATTAAAGTACAAGACTTTGATGACAGAATAGATATTTTACCTGTAGCAGATCCAAACATCTTCTCACAGACGCAAAGAATCTCAATTGCTCAAAGTCAATTACAACTAGCGCAATCAAATCCTCGTATGCATAATCTATATCAAGCATATAGATCTATGTATGATGCGCTGGGTGTGAAAAATGTAAATGCAATCTTGCCACCACCTGCTCCACCACAACCAATGGACCCGGCATTAGAAAATATTATGGCAATTAATGGAAAACCATTCCAAGCATTTCCAGGACAAGACCACAAAGCTCACATCGATGCGCATTTAGCGTTTATGTCTATCTCTATGGTGCAGAATAACCCTGCAGCAATGATGTCTTTACAAAAAAATATACTTGAACACATTTCATTTATGGCACAAGAACAAATTCAGTTAGAATTTGTAGAAGAAATGCAAGAAATGCAAATGATTCAACAACAATTAGCTCCATTAATGCAAAATCCGCAGATGATGCAGCAAAATCCACAAGCAATGCAGATGACTCAACGTGTTCAACAGATAACACAAAACATTGAATCAAGAAAATCTAAATTAATTGCTGAAATGATGATGGATTACGCTAAAGAAGAGGACAAAATTAGTTCTGAAGTAGGTGGTGATCCATTATTAAAACTAAAAGCACGTGAATTAGATATAAAAGCTAAAAACGATCAAGAACAAGCGGCGAATAGAGAAGCAAGATTGGATTTAGATACTATGAGAGCGATGATGAACGACCAACAACACGATGAAAAGCTAGAACAGAACGAAGAACTAGCTGGACTACGTGCAGGAGTCTCTTTAGCCAAACAAACTATGGCTGATCAAAGTAAGATCCACGATTTCGGTAGAAATTTTAATAAAAAATAGATATAAATCAAATTAAGGAGAAAATTATGATTAAAAAAGGAAAAGATCCTAAAGCAGTACCTGAATTAGGTGTTGGTAAAGATGGATATAAAACAGGCGGTGTTACAATTGAAGCTACAGATCCTTTTGAAACTCAAACAGTAGTTGTTAGAGGAACAAAAAGAATGAGAGCGGATAAAAAACCTGTTCAAGCTAAATGGTATTAGGTTATGTGGTTATCGGCAATTAAATTAGCCGTCTCTGCAGGTAGTAAAATTTATGCTAACAAGCAGAAGGCAAAAGTCGCAATGTCTGATGCACAGCTATTGCACGCTGAACGACAAGCTCGTGGTGAGGAAGCTTACCAGGGAAAATTGTTAGAGGCACGTCAAAACGATTATAAGGACGAATTTGTCCTCGTAATATTGTCTGCCCCAATAATTGTGCTCGCTTGGGGAGTCTTTTCAGAGGATCCTGGCGCTCTCGATAAAGTGAAAACTTTCTTCGAGCATTTCGCGGCACTCCCGACATGGTTCAGTACCCTTTGGATCCTTGTCGTCGGATCAATTTTTGGTATAAAGGGAACACAAATCTTTAAAAACGGAGGAAAAAAATAATGGCAAATCCAAGATTTAACAAACAAGTTGCTCAACCTAGAGCAGCACACAAAGTAGGTGGAAGAGTAAAAAAAATGGGTGGTGGAATGTCTACAAGAAGAAGAGATATGGAATCAGGTTACTATCCAGATGACATGGGTATGAAGGGTGGTGCAATGTATAAAAAAGGTGGTTCTGTTAAAAAGAAAAAACAGGGTTACAAAGATAGAAAAGATGAATCTATTGCAATGAGAATAAAAAAGAAAAGAACTAAAAAACAATTAAAAGATTCAAGAGACGAATCTTACGGTAAGTTTGGTTCTAAAGCTAAAAAATCAGGAAAGATAAATAAGTAATGAGAAAAAACTTAAAAAAAGTCCCTGCTGGTAAAAAAGGAAAGGGTCTAAAAAAACTTCCTAAACAAGTCCGAAATAAAATGGGCTTTATGAAAAAAGGTGGCAAGGTTAAGTAATGGCTAAACTTTGTCCTGCAGGAAAAGCTGCTGCCAAGAAAAAATTTGATGTGTACCCAAGTGCATATGCAAATATCTGGGCCAGTAAATATTGCAAAGGCAAAGTAGGTAGAAAGAAAAAAGCTGACGGAGGTTCTGTAAATAAAATTTCACAATCTAGAAAAGCAGTATCAAGTTATGCACAAGGTGGTATTGCTAAAGGTTGTGGAGGCATTATGAAAAACAGAAGAAAAGTAACCAAAGTTGTTTAATGAGTGGTTTAAAAAAATGGTTGGACGAGAAATGGGTGGACATTGGAGCTCCGAAGAAGAACGGAAAATATCAACCATGCGGAAGACAGAAGGGCAGCAAACGGAAGTATCCAAAATGCGTCCCACTTGCAAAAGCCACACGGATGTCAAGCTCGCAAAAGGCGAGTGCTGTCAAACGAAAACGAGCAGTTTCTAATAAAGGTCCAAAACCAACTAATGTTGCAACATTTGCAAAACGTAAAAAAATGAGTATGGGAGGCATAGTATGAGAAAACAAGACAATATGCCTGCTAGAAATAAAAAGAACTTTAGACCTACGAAGTCTGGAGCAGGTATGACACGAGCCGGTGTCGCTGCCTATAGAAGAAAAAATCCCGGTTCTAAATTAAAAACAGCTGTGACTGGTAAAGTTAAAAAAGGGTCCGCTGCCGCTAACAGGCGAAAATCATACTGCGCAAGAAGTGCAGGTCAAATGAAAAAATTT